CTACCGACTGACCCGTCTGCTGGGCCTTCAGCTGGGCAAACTCCAGATACTTGCCCAGATCTTCCAGCGGAATGCGGAAATCGTTAGCCTTTACGGCAGCCGTCATCAGCTGAACATCGTTTACGGTTCCCTTGGTTGCCTTGCGGAGATTATCCAGCAGTCCCTCCTGGTTCAAGTTATTGAAAGCCCTTGTAACACCATCTGCCTGCTCTGCCATCTCAAGACCGCCATTAATGAGCTCTGCGATGGAGTCCTTAAACTCGCGGACCTTATCGCTGAAGAGTTCTGCACCCTTGGTCAGAAGGTTGCCCAGGAGCACACCATTCACGGTATCATCTGATGCGAGTTCTCCAAAACTCTTGGCGTTCTGCTTCAGTTCTGAGATGCGCCCGGAAACATCCTTCAGTCGCTGCTCCAATACGCCGTAAGCCTCCGGATTGAGCGACTGCACGGTATTATCCAATTCCTTCTGCAGGCTTTTCTGCTGTTTCTTCAGCTGCACCATGCTCATATCCAGGATATCGATTTTGCTTGTCTGCTCGCCTATACGGTCGGTAAGCGTGCGGATCTCCTTGCTGGTCTCGGAGTACTGCTTCTTCAGATTCCTGTAGGTTTCCGACTCTTTTCTTCCGGCTGCCTCCAGGCTGATCATCTGGTTGAGTCGCGCCTTATTCTCTGAGCGCAGCTTCTTGCTCTGCTGCTCCAGGGTGTAGATGGCTTTCTGCGCATCGGCAGTCTTCACGTCTACGGTATATCGGATTTCGTCTTCCGTTAAATGTTTGTTTGCCATAACTTATGATTTTTGTGGGTTGAGTGATTGTTCCAGTTCCTGACGTATACTGTTCCGTACTTCGTCGTTGAAGCCATAGCGAAGCTTAGGGAATGTTTCGTGATACAATACACCCCAGACTACGCGGTTATAGAGTGCCAGGTTCCTGCGCTTGAACTTACTGATGCGGTCGTTGCGCTGCCGGTACTGCATATCCAGAAAACGGAGATAAGGAAGGATGCGCACGAAGATGGTGCGGTTCTCGCCCGATATCTGACTGTCGAACGAGTGAGCGGAAAGCGTGGTGAGCAATCGGCCGGTACGGCGCTTATAATGATTGCGTACCACGTTCTCCTGGGTGGAGTATATCTTCAGGATGCCTTCCTGAAGAGTCTCGTGAACGAATTTCTTTTTAACAAGACTGTCTGTTACCATATTCTTTATACATTACTAATTAGCAATGCAAATATAATAACAGGCGAGCATATGGCAAAGGACTAGTACCTGAAGAACTTTACGTATATAAGTATTCCAAACAAAGGAGTAAATATGGTACATAAAGTCAGATAAACAAGCCATTTTGCAAACATCCTCGAGCCGACAACAAACGGTCCAAGAACAAGCGCAATCACGAACGACACGAACTGCACGAAGCCAAAGAAAGTATCTAACATAATCTATATATTTTAATGTGTTACTAATTCTCGGGTGCAAAGATACACCACTTTTTCTGAAAAACCAAATTTATGCTCCAAAAAAAATGGCCACCCTCACGGGCAGCCATCCTTAATTAGAGATCTGACTAAAATTAAATTTGTCACTTATTACATGATAGACTAGAAGAACTATTTTCTATTTCCCTGAGAGCATTTTGCCCAGCTTCTCGTGCATCTCCTTGAGCTGTTCATCGGTAATGCCCGAGATATACATGCCGTTCAGGCTGAGCATGTGTTCACGTGCTGGCTTGCCGGCGTTCATTACTTCGCACTCCTCAAAGATAGGGTGCATTCTTTCTTCTGCTATGTTGGCTGCAACCTTAGCTGCAGCATTTTTATTCTGATTTTCCATAATCTGCTTAATTAAATTGTTTGTTACTATCGTTATTATTCTACTCCTCCATCTTTAGGCTTTGGTCGGCACCATCCTTCTGGGTACATCTGCTGAGAGTCTTCGGCAAGATTTGCCCCCCCGAATTGCGGTAAGCCTCGAAAATCTTGTGGCGCTCGTTCTGAAGCTGCAGGTTTTTCAGAGAATGCTCGCTCTTCAGTTTGGCATACTTCTCATTGAATTCCTTGTTCGCCTGGCTGAGGGTTTCGCGGATGTTGCACTCAGTCTTCTCAAACATCTCCTGTTGCCGGTTGACTTGTATCTTGTATTCCAGCTTTTCCGTCTGAAGCTTACGGTTAGATACCGAACAGAAGGTCTTCTGGTCGTCAAGGTCCTGCTGAAGTTCCGCGCGCTTATGCTCATACTCCTCGCGTTCCTTATTAATAGCCTCGGTGTTCTTTACTAACTGAGCATGAAACATCTCAGTTGTCATAATCTCTGTAGCAGTTTCTACTGCTCCGTTCTTGATATCTTTTTCGTTACTCATTTTAATTTAAATTTAATTCTTTTTGTGTTAAAATTCTCACGGTGCAAAGGTACGAAATCTTTGCTGTGCGTCAAAGGACAAACATATGAGTGATGTTTGGCTATTTTTCACTCATTTCTTCTATCGGGCGCCAATATACTGCGAAGGTGTTGCACTCCATGAAACAGTCGGCATCGCTGTTCTCGGTCCAGATGAAAGGAATGCCGCCATCATAGCGCATTCCGTCGGCAAGCATTACGCTCTCACGGTGGTCATCGGGCGTGCGGGGATCGTGGAACCTTACCCTGGCTCCCTTCTTGAAACCGTCTGCCACCTTCAGAAACGCTCTCGACTTGAAGATATACATCTTGTTCTTGAGTATCACAAACTGCAGCAGACCGCTATGCGTCATGTGGCATACCATCTTGCTCAGCTCCAGACCATCCTTGTGAGAGACTGTTTGATTGCTATCGATTCCGATACGGGTAATCGTGGTGTCGGGATAGAACATCTTGTATTCAGCCAGACGTTCCTCAACGGCTGATTTCTTTTTCTTTGCCATAGCTACATCACCTCCCCTCCCATAATGAAGCCACCTAATACAGCTGCTGCCATGAAGGCGAAGAAACCCGCCATGGTCATAGCTACTTCGCCATACGTAACCGTCTCCTCGCAAAGGTAGGAGAAGGTCTCGCTCTTGGTCTTGGCGAGCTTCCTGATTTCACACTTGAGGGCCTTCATGCCCTCCTCTACGCTGATGCCTGCAGGGCGCACCTGAGCATCACTAATTAAAATAGAATTCTGCATATCGCATCGTCTTTTAACCATTAACAGCCGATTATACAAAAGGGTGGCGGCTGCATTCCCCGTTGGTTAAAAGACGATGACTTATCCGAGAGGACTAATCAAATCTTACGGTTCATGCAGCCGCCATTTATTGCGAGAATTATTTCTCCAGTTAGGAAAATATATTTTCCCAGTTAGGAAAAAAATTTTTCCCGATTAGGCATAAAAAAAGCCTGCGGCCAGAAGCCATAGGCGAAACGGTCGCCCTGCCGGATAGTCTACTATCGTCTTTTAACCGTCGGCAAAGGTAAGAAGAAAATCCGGAACCGCCAAATAAAAATCGGGAAATTTTCTCACGATGAGAATAATTAACACTTAAATATGCTGTAGAGCATAAAAATGAGGGGTTTGGGGAATGAAAAAGCCCCGATGCGTTGCTGCACCGGGGCTGATATGTTATTATTCACCTTTCTGATAAATTGGAGGAATCTTATTCAATACGAATACCACAGCAAGACCGATAACGGTGGTTACGCCTAACAACCTTTCTCATATCATTACCGATGGCCTCCCAGTCCTTTCTCAGATCTGAAGCATTATCGCCCTTCAGATAATCGTTGAACAGGCTGTTGTCTCCGCCCAGTCTTCCCAGGCTGATCAACCCTTCCAGTAAATTATTAAGTATTCTCATATCTTTCTTATTTTTGAGTGTCCACGTTCTGTTACTAATTCTCACGGTGCAAATATACTATTATTTTCTGAACAGAACAAACGAAAGCGGGTATTTAACACAAAAAACTTGAAAATGGGAATGAAAAGCCCCGATGCGTTGCTGCACCGGGGCTGATGTGTGAATAGATAACCCTATGCTAACTGCAAAGAGCTAATGCGTTGTCCAATCTCCTGGACGGCACGATTGAAAATATCTTTCTGCTCGGAATTGAGCGTATAAACATGACCACGAACCTCTGAGCCATTGAGACGCTGAGAGAGCCATGCAGCGCTTTTACCGAAGTATTTCTGTGCGATGTATCTTAGTGGAAGCAATTTATAATCTGTCTCTGCAAGCTGCTCACGCAAAGTGGCAACCTCCAGCTTCAGGTTTGCAACTCTATCTACAACCACCTCACTAATATATTTCTTATCCTCCTCCGTAGCATTTGCGCTGAGATAGCGATGAATCTCGTCTCTGCGCTCTTTGCTCTTGGCATCCTGCTTACTAGCCAATGCCATGTACTCTGCCATTAATTCTTTAATATTCTCCATATTCTTATATTTATATTGTTTAAAGAACCTCCCCTCTAGGGGAGGACTTTTTAGTTTTTTCTTTGCTTGTAGAGCTTAGAAAGGTCTGCAAGTCTCAAATCAATCTGTCTCTCGTAATCGAAGACCAAGTCTTTCAGTTCGAGAAGAGCCTTGATTTCGTCTTCCTTTCTTTTAATTTCTTGCTCTAACTCTTTTTGTGTCATACGCTCAAAATCTAATTGTTAAACATCTAGTTATCTATTCACGATGCAAAGGTACATAAAATTCTTTTAATGACCAAATAAAACATAAACTTTCTTTTATGTTTAACTCATTTTTAACGTTTGGGTATGAAAAAGCCCCGATGCGCTGCTGCATCGGGGCTGATGCGCCACAAGGCTATGGCGACTTCTGTCTTATGGGGAACGATGACCCCAGCCTCATTATATTCTGTCCGCAGCCGCACGCAAGCGATTGGAAACATCGCAAAGTGCTCCACGGAGCATAACCTTCTCTTCTTCGGTGAAACCGCCTACACCACCATTTCCGTCAATACCATCGAGCTTATGATAAAGCCATGATGCCGATTTTCCGAAATAGGTATGTGCTATCTCGCGCCATGATACCGTCATCTGGATATCCTGTATGCGCTGCTTTACTGTGCTGTCCTTAGCCTGCTTCATTGTTACTTCCATAATCTTATGCTTTTTAATGCCCTCCCCGAAGGGAAGGCTGTTGTTAATACTTGTTGTAATACTCTGGTGGCTCAATCATCTCATCAAACAGCTGCTGAGCGTACCATAATAACTGTGGGTTACCTCTAGGGTATGACTTCCGGAAATTTCTGATAGCTTCTATCAGTTCTTCCTCTTTTTCTGTTACTAAAATCTTCTTCATATCGTTTTATTTTAAGACAATGCAAAGATACTACTATTTTTCGTAGTAGCCAAATGTTTTGTACGAAAAATCGTAGTATTAACTATGTTTAAGCTTTCTGTATGTGAAAAGGTAGAAAATGAGCGGGAAAAAGTGTATCTTTGCAGAAAAGAAATGTTTCACCTATTAATATATATAAGGTATGGAAAAGATAATAACAGGCAAGGTTCGCAAGAACCTGAGCGAGCACACAGCCCGCATCATCCTGGAGCGCTCAGACAGAATGGCAAGCAGCACGCTGGAGCAGCTCCGCAAGTCTACCGACCGCGCCTACACCATGACAGGGTTCCTGCTCACGGTGTTCATCGCCCTCACGGCGTTTGTATTCTCCAGCCCGTCTTTATGGCAGCTCTCTACCGCTGCTGTTCTATGGGCAGGCATCTTTATTGCGCTATACATTATGATAAATCAAGTTCTATGGATTCACCCTTTCAGGCATACAGGCAACGAGCCCAGGAACATGATACAGGAGGAAAACATCGACAGGCTTCTGAAGAAGGGGCATAACCAGGAAGAGATGAACGCCTTATACTCCATCAATACCCTGCTCGATGCCATCAGCAATAACCAGGAAATCATCGACCGCAACAAGAGTATTCTTGCCAACCGCTGCGACCATATAGAAAAAGTAATGACGGTGATCAAGTGTACTGTTATTGTCGCCACCATCATCACCGTCATCTCGTTTCTAGCCTCTGCTCTGGGGATGTATCACGGTACCGCCATTTGAGCGGTCGTCTCCACCTCCACGCTGAGGAATCCAGTCATCATCGTCTGTTGGTTTCATAATCATAAAAAGGGCCCGTGCATCCGGAGAGCAGTCCTTCAGCACGAGCCACACAGCTGTATTTCTTTTCACTTGTTATGTACAAACTCTGCTCAATCTGCACACAACCTTAGTTCAATGTCATCATTACGCCTGCAAAGATAGTACTTTTCTCTGGAACCATCAAACATTTTGCTGATTATTTTCAGAAAACAGCAAGAAAAAAGCCCCGATGCATCTCGCACCGGGGCTTCCTGATAATTTTGATAACTTTATAAACTTGGGAAACCGTACTCTACTACAAGAACAATAGATTTCCATATGAGAATTAGAACACACGCTTGTGCAATGTTAGAAGATCATAACTGTAACTCATAATCATGAGTATAAAAAAAGATACATCTAATATAAAATTCAGCCTAACTAAAAATGATAAACACTTAAACTATTTCTTAAACATGATAATCCTTGGATAAGAGAGCCGGGAGTGCGGGTTCTGACTTACCACCTCCATGCGCACACCCTTGGTCCCATAGCGGAAGAAGAGGAACTTCTTCGGCACACGATGCACAACCATCTGGAGGGTATCGCGACTCTCGATATGCACCCGCATGCTGTCGCCCTCGATATCGCCCCGCAGGGTTATCCATGGATCGCTCCAGGAAACCGTCTGCGAGACGTCGGGCGGTCGGTAAAGACCGGAAAGACTTCGACTGCATGTATCATGAGGAACCGGCCGGATAGCTGCCTTCACGTCTACCTGGGTAGTGGTAGAGGTTGTAGCTGCCGCCATGATCCGGCTGTTCTTTATCTTGAGTTCCTTCTTATTAACGGCAAGGAGAGAGTCGGGGTTACGCTTTAGGTCAGACGTCTTCAACGTGATGGCTGGCACGGAAGCTCTTGGCCTGCCTGACTGCGTCCGTCCTATCTCTACCCTGCCGTTGTGAAGGAGTACATCCTGATTCTCTCTCGTGCGCTCCGACTCGCCCCGGAGGTCGTGACACTCCTTGAATGCCACAACCAGGGCGAGCGGAATCAGCACCAGAAAAATAACCTTAATAAAACCTATAAACCTATTCACGACTTACAACAAATAACAACAAAACACTTAAAACTTATACACACTTCCGTTGGATCGTCTTGATAATCGAGGTAATGGTGGTGAGGTACGTAGGATCTGTAGCGTACTTGCACCCTACCCCGTCGCATATCTTCTGGGCAAACCTGAACGGATCCTTGCGGTATGGCCAGGCGTCTTTATAGCCCGGCTTCTGGAAGAGACGTTCATGTTCCTTCAGGCAGTCGCCTACGGAATCGAAATCCTTGAAGACACGTATCACGGTATAATACCAGAGATTTTTTCCTGCAACCTTGCACACGGAGACGATGCGGTCCGGCTCCCTGAACTTCTGTTTAGGAGTCTTGAAGTATTCGTGAGTCTTCACCATGACGATATCTCCGTCCCATTGACTGCCCTTGGTAATACCGAAGAGGTTAGCCTTACCAATAACCCTTGAACCCCATCCTGTCTCAAGCATAGCCTGGGCAGTAACGAAGGCTGGATCTATTTCTGTTTTTGCCTCCACGGCCGCAGCATACACCTGACGGGCGAAGGCTAATTGAGTTTTACTTGCCATACCTTTATATATTATAATAATGTATACCTATGATGCATCATCGGGCGCATCTTTTTCAGAAAAACCGATAGGCCCGCCGCCGATGTAGTCTCCCTTGTCGTTGAAGTCCTTCATGTGTTTAACGAAGTTCCTCGGGAATATCGGATATATAGCCTGTATGTTCTCGATAATGGAGAATATCTCGCGTACCATCATAAACACGCAGATGTAGGTTCCTATCCATTGCATCGCGCCAACGGTAGAGCCCTCTACGGTGGCATGACTTGCGAAATTACTCAGGATCATCAGGAAGATGTAGATTACAATCTTCTTCGTGAACCTGGAGAAGAAGGATTCGCTGGACGCATCCTTGTGGATAAGATGCTTCCAAACACCCAGGAAGGTATCGATAGAGACGGCTATCGCTATCCACTTGGCAAACTCCCAGTCCTGATACACATACTGGAACCCTTCCGACACAGCCGTCAGAGGGAGCGAGGTGATTGCTATCATCGGTATATTTCGTTTATATTGTTTCATAACATTTCGGCCTTATGTTTTTTAGACATTGCAAAATTACGAAAATATTCCGGAAATGCAAAGGACGCTAGCGCGCCATATCTCGCGACATCCGGTGAACATCCAGAATATCTGCACCTGTAGCAGATAGCATGAGGGTCCAGCCGTAGCTCTGGAGTTCTGCAGATACGAACGGAATAATCTCGCAGGTAGTAACGCTCTCCCGGTCCATCCAGTAGAGTCCCTCTGTCTCCACATCTGCCATGATGCGCGCGTGAACCTTCGAGAGCATCTGAAGGGTGCGGTCGTTGGCTATGACTCGTTCGAGCATATCAGCATGAGCAGATAACTTCATCGCTACAGTTACGGCTATACGCTGGGTACATTGGAAACTCCGGCGCCCATCGCTCTGCATATCCACTTCTCCGTAATCTACGAACAGGAAGGAACCGGTAAGCTTATCGATGCGTTGCTTCAGTTCGTCGAACGACTGGCCGTAAACATAGTTTTCTATCTCCGGAACCAGTTCTTTCTCGGGCAGGTTCTTGATCGCCTTGAGCACGGTAGCATATTCTTCCATACTGCTCTCGCCCTTGTTGGCAATACCCTTCGTAACTCCTGCAGTAGCAGGAAACTTGGCAAAATATTCGAATAAATCCAATAACATAGGCTTTTATATTTTTGTCGCAGAGAGGTTGTTTCCCTGCCTCAGTTATATAATCTTTTTAACTATCTCCAGCGGTAACCCTACCTCGTCTGCTATCTTGGCCAACTCCATACCGGTAGCCTTCAGGCTCTTTACTCCCTCGATGGTCTTCTTCCTGAGAATGCGGAGATAGGTAAGCACGTTCAGCTGTTCTACCTGCTGGGCATTACCCAGTCCATCCTTGGAGAGATCGTAGAGCGCATCGGTTGCATCGGTAGTAATACTGCTGCCCTCCTTGGGGATAAACTTGGTGAGCAGGGAAAATTCAGTCTTCGAGAAGAGGAAATTATTTACTGCAGTAAAGTTCAAGGCTATCGCCCGGAGTGTGTTGACAGGCAGTTTCTTGAACTTCAGAGCGAGTTTCTGCGCCTCTTCCGAGGAATACACTTCCTTGTCGAAGTAGAGTATCGCAGCCAGCAGAGGAAGACTTTCCTCGCCCATATCGAGCAGCTGGCGCGCCTCGATATACTGAAGGGCCGTGAGCGAACAGGTGAGCGACTTGAAATCTGTATTGACCTCGTAGCCATAATAGGCTTTCTTGTCGATAAAGATAATCGGCAACTGCTGCCGGCAGAAACATAGATCGAGCACGAACTTATCATCTTTCTCCCGAAAGATGAAGGTAATCTGACTGGCTATCGACATGAAGTTCTCCAGAGTTCGCTCATCGCGCTTAATCTTGTTCAGGTTCCATCCCTTCATGTAGCAGAGGAACAGACATTTCACAGCACCTGGGGAAAACTGCCCACTCTCCATGAGAGAAAGCAGCTCCACCAGCTTCAGATATTGGTCAGAAGTGAGTAGTTCCCAAGAATTCGGGATTTCATGCTCTATTCCGTTTGCTCTTACGGTTATCGTCTTTTTCATAAGCTATGGCATTAAGTACATATTGTCTTCCGGACGGTTCTCGGCAGAGAAGGAAAGAAAATCGTTTCCCTCTTGAGCATCGAGGAGCATATCCACATTATGCAGCAGATCTTCCACCTCCCCGTCTAGCTGTGTGGCGAGCTGCAGCGCACGGCTTGCCTCGTCGCTGCCTGAGCGGGTGGCGGTATTGTCATCGAAGAGGTTGCGGATAGTGGCAGGGAACTCCAGGATATCGAAACGCCTGAGAGCCTTCGCCACGGTCTTCTTTACCAGGGCACGCTTGAGCATAGGCAGCGCCTTCTGGGCGAACTCTACAAACGTCTGGTCTTCTCCTCCCTGTTCGAGCCGGTCGAAGTAGGCGCCTATGCTTTCATCGAGTACTTCCTTCTGAAGAGGAACACAACGGAAAAAGAAGAGATACGAGAGGTCGATAGGATAAATTTCATCGAATTCATCGGCAGTAACTACCTTCAGCTTACTGAGCATCTTGTAGTAATTGGTCTTGCGCCAGTCTTCCATGGCCAGACGGATATCGGCAGGATCATCGTCACTTATCTCTTCAGTAAGTTCGGAAATCAGCGAATCCATCGCATTAAAGTAGTTCTCCATATAGGAGCGCTTCATGCCTTCCATCTCGTACTTGTAGAGATTAATATCGTTCTTCCTGCGGTTCACGGCATCGAAGATAATCTGAGTAGCTAGCGTAAGGTTCGCCATGGCAGCGCGGAGAAAATCCTTGATGCCACTCTCTTCTTCCTCGATGCTCACAATATCAGAGAACGTATTGTTGCCGATGATGGCAACAATACGCTTGCGCGCAGCTACGGCAGAGCCCTGAAGACTGTCGAAGTCGGCGCTTGTATCTGCACCAGGTGCGCAGTTGCAGAACTGCGCATAACTGGCGAAGAGTTGATTGAGTTGAAATTTCTTATTCATGCCTGTTGCTGGTTAAGTCGTTGGGATGGTGTTATATCTTCCTGCCGTTGTGGAACCTCGCGGTAGAACCCTAGCCTGCAGCCCTGCTTGTAGAGTTCCGGGAAGTTCATGCGCAACGCCCAGTTGAGCGGTTCTGCGCAGACTTCGTCCTCTGAGGTGAGCGACATGATGTAGATGAGATAATTATAATAGGTATCACTTCCACTCTTCGAGATGACTCCATCTTTATCTACTGCAGATATGGCTGCATCGAGACCTACCGAAGACAGGAGGGCTTGCTCGGTACGCTTGTCGTAGGAGATGAGCGCCTCGATATATTCCTTATACTTGAGGTCAATGGTCTCCACCTTCCACGACTGTTCGTGACCCTGGGCATCCATGAAGGAGATGGAAGAGAAACCTTTGCCCTGGTTGTCTGCACCTGAGAGATAGGAGCTGAACTTGCGTACCTCGTCACGAACATAGCGGACCATGCACGACTCCTTGAAGTCTGTACCGATATCGATACCGTTATACTTCAGTAACTCCATGCCCTTCGCCTTGCGTCGCTTGTTCTCCTCGCAGAGCTTGGTCATCTGGGTGCGCTTGCTCTGGATCCATGCATTAGGAATAATGACATGCACCTTTGCAGCAAGTGAGTTTTTCAGAAAACTGTTAATGTATCGGGCTGTCTTGTTACTACCTTGGATGTACGGGCGAGCTCCCTGATGCGTCTCGTTGGCTCCATAGAATTCGTCTACTGATTTCTCTCTGTGATGAGAGATCGCAGCATATTTATAGTTGTCAACTTCGTTAAAGCTGAACTTTGGATAAACCGAGTAACTCGATAAGCCATAGGCGAATCGCCCTACTACAACCTGTTTGAAGTCGCCGTACGAAATCAATTCTGAAGCAACATCCTGGCGGGTAGTTGCCAATCTGCAGTAACGGTTCTCCATCGCCTCAAGCGCAGCCACCGGCTTACCAATACCTATCACCTTGCCTCGGGTAAAACGCCACTTCACAAAGAAGTCGCCAAAGTAATAGAAGTTTTTGATGCACGTTTTGCAGAACTCCTCAACTGAAGGGATGCCGCGGGAACTCCAGGAGTCGAGCCATTCCATTACTTCAGGCTGTTCCTCGTACTTGCGTACCAGCTTACCGTCCTCAATAGCCTGTTTGTATACAGCGAGTCCGTGACCATAGAGCATCTTGATCTCCTTGGAATAGAGACGAGGGAGCAGTCGGTTTTCTTTGATCTCCTTGGTCACTTCGTCGCATTGCTGGTTGTTGTGGCCACGCATCAACACCTGATATCCCTGTATGCCCAGATAGTGGTGCTGCTGCATCCAGAGCGTACCTCCGAATGGAGACTCCAGGAGTGGTGACTGGAAGAGCTGGTCTGCACCAAAGATGGAGTCGCCTTCACCTAGCTGGAAGGTGAAGGTATTGCCATCGGCAAGGTAGATGCCGGCGTTGCCATACATGTCTATTTCGTATTCTTTCATAACCAATTTATTTTGTGAAGTTTAAATCCGTCTTGAGGGAAGCCCATGTACCTGATGAGTATCCGGTAACACATCTTTGGCTCTCCATCTTCGTCTGTATAGAGAAGGTAGTTCTCTCCATCGATGGCGAAACGTTCCTTCGGCAACTGGGTTCGATACTTACAATGCCGGCGTACCTGGAGCTTTGCGCTCGCCTCACCTCTCGACCTTGAGTAAGGAAAGAAAACCAGGGTGAACTCCCCATCGGGCAGCTTACTGATCTCTCTGGCCCACTGGAGTGCCGTGATGCCATCCATGATGATGTTCTTGCTTGTCTTGCTCATAATGATGCGAAGATAGTGAAAAAATATCGCCCTGCAAAAGACCGGCTGCACCTGTTCCCCGTCATATTTCCGAGAAACGTAAGGCCTGCACCTCTCTTTCCTTTCCCAGCGGTGCGTACTCGTTTGGGTGAGGTGTTTTTGGGAGTTTTTCTCCCAGCCGGTCTGCTTGGGCTGATTATCAGCATTTTAGCATTTATACCCTTTCATTTTCCGTAAATTATTGATACGCCCGTGAAAATTATTACTGCAGAAATGCAGCATTATACTGCGTTTATATCTCGAAATTGTCCGGTAAATCGGTAGGATATGTACTTAATTCCGCCTTCACGGCATCAGAATAAAGGCCGTAAAGTAGGTAAATCATCGCAGAAGGCAGCTGCGTGGTGAGTCCTGCCTGGTTCTTCAGTTGCTGTTTCTTCTCCGAACTCTTATCAAGTTCTATCTTCCCGTCCGTTTTCTTCAGAGGGGATATCATGATGGCAGAGCAGAGGTTCTTGCACTCATTCTCGTCGATACGGATGACAGGCAGGAGCGGACTGCGTTCACCAAAGAGCATCTGACAGAGCTTGAACTGCTGCCAATGGTATATCGTTGGCGCATCTTCGTTATAGAGTATCACCATGAAGCCATACGACTCCAGGGCAGCCTTCAGATTGAGTGAGTCGGTAGTTATCTGTTCCCGTTCCTCCCTGCGCTTATTGCCGGCACGGTCTGGATAGAGATAAATCGTCTTGTTGACGGCTGCTGATCCGAAGAACTGGTGCACCTCTGCCACGAGGTCGTTGTAATCCTTAGGCAAGAAGGCAAAGAACTCCTTGATAATGTCGAGACGCCTACCGTAATCTTTCTTCTGGGCAACGATGAGCGACTGGAAGTTACCAGGGTCATATCCCATGTAGAGCGGTTCATTGGGGTCGTAGTGCAGAAGATACTCTGCCGTAAGGATAAACCTATCCTTCAGATTCAGGCGAAGAATGGACTCATACTTATAGCTATCCTTGAACTGATGCTTTGCGTGGTCGTAGTTAATGAAGAACTTATTGGTTACCTCCTTGTGGCGGATGGCGCAGATAGCCGTGAGAAACTCGTCCGTATCAAGAGTGTCCAACTGAGTCTTGAAGAACTTCGGTCCCAGGATATCCTTATTACAGAAAGAGGATGCGCGGATATAGTAGATGGCATTACGCCTCATATCTGCCAGACGAGGTTTCCATCTCGCCACGAAGGCATTGAGCTTAACAGACTCAAGGCGCATCTTCTCCAGGAGAACAGGGTCTTTTGAGTCCCGCTCCTGTTGCTTGAGTACGAACAGGCGGTAGAGACTTCTGTTAACTTCCAGGGCGACGGTTGCAATCTCCTCAATAAGTTTCGGGTTCACCTTCTTTTCATAATCCTCAAACCAGTCATCTTCGCCAAGGTCGACGCGAGCCGTATCACTCACACCCGTAACACCCTCATAATAAGCAGAACAGCGCACATTGGCTGGACCTCCACGTAAAGACGGGAACAGGCGGGTTTTGAGTTTTTCTCCACTATTATGCTTCATTTCTTCAACGAAAGCGTGCACGGCATTTCTACCGGCAACGGATTCCGGCTGGTCGCTTGATACGAGCTGAAGGTGGGCGCCATTTCGGAATATCACGCTATGCTTAGCATAGGCTATCGGATATCGGGGTTTCCGGAAGTGGGAAGGCAGCGTGCTCTCTCCTACTACGTAATCAATACCATATTCCAGCATGGATCTCTGTTGTCCGTTCACTACTACCTGACGCGAGAAGTATGCCTGTATGTTTGGCCAGACGTTGGTCATCAGAGCCACATACGTCTTGTGCACCAGGAAAGATAATTCTCCCGGCATATCGTTGGCAACACGTATCAGACGAGGACCTGTCACACCTTCGGTCTTACCTCCGGCACGGGCAACCTCGGCAAAAAGCATGTTGGGGTCGATGATGTTGGCAAGCAGCTGCATGTTGTTCATGTAGTAATGCTCGAATTCACCGAGGGTATTATCATTCAAAATCAGTTGGCTCATCGCTCAAATCCTCCACTATTTCCGCTTCCTGAATATCAGCATCACGAAGCAATCGTTTCTTTTCCGAACTCTCGATAGGTAAACCATCGATGAGAGATATATAAAAACCGCGGTTGTACTTGCCGGCAATTTCCTTGAGGTTCTTTTTCTGAAAACCTAGTTCTTCCGGGGTAACCTCTGGAGTAATGAGGAACACAACTCCGAGATCCCTGTCTGCTTCTGCCTGTTCGGACGCACGCCTGCGGCATTCCAGGGCTTGATCCATGCAGGCTTTCTGCATTTTATAGTCACGCTTGGCACAACAGAGCTTGGCAAGGTCTTCGTACTTGTTGGCAAAATCATTTTCCCAGACCTTGATACTTACGTTACAATCCACATTGAAGTAAGATATCGCCTGGTTGATGCGGGTCATACAGGTACGAACATCGAGGGTGATCTTCTGCTGCGCGGCAATGCGCTGCTTGAGCTGACGGGCGCCACGGGTAATATTACGTTCATACTCGTAGATTTCGGCGGCCCATTGAAGTTGCTTAAGAAAGGTCTGAACATCCTCCGGAATGCCTTCACCATCGCCCGTGGTCAGGAAGGTGGTGATAAGATCCGGATGTACACTTTCCAGTTTTTCTATCTCACTTTTCATACGCCGAACAACTCCTTTCTCAGTTTAAGTTCCTCCCGATCCTGCATGCGCTCATTCAGAAGCTTGATGGAATCGAGGTCTCCTTCGGATGCCATCTCAGCTATCTTCTTGTCTGCCTTAAGCTGAGACTGTTCGAGCACACATTCCAATCTCTTGGCCATTAAAACGCAGGTTTCTACAACCTTTCGTAGTTCCGTCTTATCCATCTTGTCCATCTGGTTTATCTGATTTGTCACTATACTGCTCCATCACCATCTTGAACATGCGTTCACGCTCCTGATGGCGCTGGAGGTTCTCACGGTCGCTGGCACGTTTGTCCTTGCGATCATCTCTTTTAATGTAGCTCTTATAGCGCTTGATATTGTCGAGAACATTCTTGTGCTTGTGAAGAAACTCGGCAGGGTCCTTCTTGAAGAGCTTCACGAGTTCATTGAATTCTGACTTGCCCTTCAGCAGAGGATGTTTATATAGGAACTTGCCCGTATCGTTGTACGTCTTCAGCTCCTCGAATGCCTGAAGGTTGCGGATGCGGAGTTCTGCCATCGCAGCCACATCGTTCGCCTTTGGCTTCTTATCCAGAAGCTCGTCGAGTTTCTTCATTTTGCGCCAGGTATTGATGCGGTCGTTATAGATGACGGTTGCCATCTGCACGTCCTCATTATAGAGGTTATCCCAGTCGATGTTAGGATATTCCTCTTCTTTTTGGACTACTTTTTTTTTGAGTCCTCGCCAGGGTCGGCAGTATCAGGCTGTTCTGATTCCTGTTGATTTTCGCCTTCAGGAGTTTCTTTTTCAGCTGAAGTATTACTTGAACCATCATCAGGTATTTGTTCTTCTCCAGCTGAAGTATTACTTGAACCATCTGCTGGTCCCTGCTCTTCTCCTGTTGAAGTATTACTTGAACCGCCTTCCGGCCCCTGCTCTTCTCCAGCTGAAGTATTACTTGAGCCATCTGCTGGTCCCTGCTCTTCTCCTGTTAAAGTATTACTTGAACCGCCTTCCGGCCCCTGCTCATCATCGGCTGAGGTATCGTCAATATTTTCATTCAACTTCTCTAAATAGATTCGATGATCTACGATATCTCCCTCGTTGCACTCATCCAGAAGGGCGTAGAGTATTTCGTCTGCATACCGTTTCGGGTCACGGGCGAAACGAGTAAGTTTAGGATGGCGAGGGTTTACATCCTCCAGGAGAGCAAGGTCGGCTTCAGCGTGCCCGGCCCCTCTGAGCTTATTGAATAATTGTAATTTTTCTCTTCTACTAATCATACCTTATATATTATAAAAGGTGCGCCACCTCTTGTGGCGACACACCTTAAAATTAACTAATAAACTAAATAAAATGAGAAACGCTAAGAAATCGTCGCCTTACCAGTTGAAGAACCTGAAGCCGTATTCTGCTTTGTGCCAGGAGCCGTATCTGAATGAGCGGCAGCCTCGGCAGCTGTCACACCAAGAGGATCCTCAGCATACAGGCAAGGAAGGTCTACAGATGTACGCTTAAAGGTGAAGGTGGTGTATCGGCCGTCCTTATCATCCTTAGTCTCTGTATTATTGAGAATCATAGGGCGCTCAGGTTCGCCGACGATATACCATTGGGTTTCCTTTACATGCTTATAGAGAATGATAAACTTACCACCAGCGTACTGCTCGATGAAGTTATAGAGAGCCACACGAGTACCACCCATAATGATTACCAGGTTATTCTCGCCAGATGTCGTGATATCTCCCTTCTCTGTCGTAGCCGTGAACGTAGGAATATCGTGTGCATCGAAGAGATATGCCTTCAGAGTGTCGGGAGCAGTCGCCTTAAACGGTATTGCATTGACCATGCGGTCTTCATCCGGCTGAGGGAAGGCCTTCGATAGGTCAACTAAAGTCGTAGGAACCAATACCACCTGGTAAGCAATGGCAGAACCATGGGTATCTCGGTCTGTCACATCTTCGATAGATGTCAGCGCAACGAACGAAGCCATAGAGACTCCTGTGCCACCTATACCGAAGGTAGATGTAGGATCAGCTAACATCTGCAGAAGTGAAACGATGCCAAGCAGCATAATGAGCGTCATGAAGAGAAGACGGCCCTTATGCTGGGCATAATGATAACCCTTGTTAGGGTTATAAGTACGAGATCGTACTGGAATATTGTTTTTCTTCATAATTTTTTCTGAAAATGTAGGCGAGGTACGCCGTACCCCACCTACGAGTTAACAATATATATATAATAAGGACTAGCGGCCGCCAGGAACATTAGGCTGAACAGCCTTGTTAATGGTTCGCTTGCCACCTACGCGACGTTCGAGCTCACGGAACTTCTCTTCCTTACCGAGAATAACCATGATGTAGTCGCCAGCCTGGCTAGGAGTCCATTCTGCGGTAATGTTTGCAAACTTGCCGCTCTTGGCGATGGTAAGCTGATGTTTAGTATCATCCTCACCTATCTCGATGCAGTAAGCTACGCCAGCCTTCGCATTCGTGATATCCTCGATAGCGGTTGCTGTAGTAGTAGCATCTGTAATCTGCCAGAAGCCGTTTGCACCGTTAATTTCTGCGCCGATGACAGTTGCAGGGAGGTTGGTAAAGATCTGCTGGAATTCGTAATCGTTGGCATCCATGGCAGCCTTATTGTCGAACTTGCGACCGGTAAAGGCTGCGCCACAACCTTCTTTCCATGTACTCCAGGCACGAACCATCTCCATCTGCTCCTCCATCTTCACAGCGAACATTTCGCCAGGGAGGTTCTCTACGAACTGAATATTGCCAGGAACATCCATAAACATCCAGCAAGACTTGCCCTCGTATGGGAGCCACTTAATCTGAATGGTAGAGTCTGGGACGCGGTTCTTGTAGCCGTTAGGACCGGTAAAGTCCTGATCCTTACCATAAGCCTCGCGGCAGTTTGCAAGCCACCAGTCAATATGATTCTCGTTGAGATAGAGAACATGGTTATCGATGGTCATGCCCTCAGAGAGGTGAGTCTTAACGTCGGTAATGAACTCCTTAACCGCATCCAGCATATTAGCTGAAGTATAAGTATTGTAGCTCTTATTGGCAAATGGCTTGATGCTGTAGTCGTGGATGTAGCGGAGCAAGGTGTACCAGATACCTGTACCTGCATTGAGGTAGCTAGACGCCTGGCCAGCCTCTGGCTTTACATAAATACCACGCATACGACGCTGGTTCTGCTCGTCCTGAGCCTTCTTCAGAAGGTTGAGAAGGCAGAATTCAACCATAGACCACTTGATAGGATCAGAGCCTTCCTTGTTGAGATAAGCGATATACTTGCGCTCAAGTTCCTTCATTGGGCCGAACTTAACCTTAATCATCGCATCATCAACATAGCCCATCTCGTTTTCGAGCTGCATGCCACCCTTGTAGATCTCACCTTCCTGATAGCCCTGAGATACCTCATCGAAGAATGCGTTGAAGAGAATATCGCGATCCTGGACACCATAGCGAACAGGGAAGAACTCTGTAAGATTACGAAGCTCAAGAATTCGGGCAATAAGCGCATCCTGGCGAAGGATGACGAACTGGTCACCCAGTCCTGCATTATCCACGCCTGAGTAATTGGTAGCAAACTGACCGGAAGCGAGAGCTTTGACGTTACCGAGCTCATTTCGTACCTGGTGATACTTGTAGCGTTCCTGGAGTGATCTCGCGAACGCCATCGCTTCGGTACGGAATGCCTTGCCGTCTGTCTCCTCGTTTGGCATAGATGCTAAAGCTATCTCAGGATTAGCGACAATGCGGTTCCAGCGCTTTTTCATATCGAACATAGAATGCTCAATACCGAAAAGGTAGTTAGCGTTAGTTTCGAAACCGTTAATAGGAATAGAAGGAGCAGTAACATGAGCAGCAGGTTTATCATCTGCTGTACTATTAGCCATCTTCTTCATATTCTCGGCGAGAGTGTTGACAGCTGTAGAGAGTTTCTCGAACGATACATTCTGGCTGTTCTCGTTCTTCTTTCCTGCATCATCATCGTCATCGCCTTCATCGTCGTCAGGATCATCATCCTTTGACTTGTTAGCTTTAGACACGATGGCATAGAGCTCATTGATCTGCTTCTGATGCTCAGCCTGCTCGGCTGCACTATTCTCCGCAGCGAGGTCATCCATGAGAGTACTCTGGTACTCTTTCTGGTATTCCTCGCAAAGAGTCTTGTACTCTTCCGCAGTAAGACTCTTGTTCTCGAATTTCTTGACGAAACCAAGTTTCTCGAGAACTTTGTTTAACTTTGCTTTGAAATTCATAAATCAATCATTTAAATATTAAAACAACTTAGATCAAACAAAAATAATATATTAGCTAAATCCGTAAAGGCTTTGCGTCCCCATATAGGCCTCCCCCAGTTGCGCCACCTCCGCAATCGCCTCCAGCAAGGTGCGCTTACCATCGATGAGACCGACTTCTTCGGCTGGAGTAGTATACAGGCTCTCGCCCTGAAGTACCGGAGCATCATCATCCAGTTCTGCCAGTTTGGAACGCTGAGATCTCACTTCTTCCAGGAACTGTTCATTCATCGGATCAAGAACATTCTTAACATAGTCTTCATACTTACCGTCCTTCAGGTCCTCAAATATCTTATTCTTCCGGCTAGAATTGGTAGCCTTCGCTACAATTTTCTTCAGCCCCAACTTCTCGAAGTATGGCTCAAAATTCCAGAAGGAACACATAGTACCGATGCATCCAACGAAGTCATGATTGGTAGTAGCGTAGAGTTTCTGCCCGTGACAGCCAATATAATAGGCTGCGGATGCGCAGTACTCTTCATAGATGGCAATGATAGGTTTCTTGGCGCTTCGCAGAGTCTCGCTCAAACGGTCCATGTACCATGCCTCTCCTCCAGGAGAATTAATATGAAGGAGATGAGCGGATATCTGAGGGTTATTCTCAGCAGCAATAATATCCTGTTCCAGCTGTTTAGAAGAGAAATACCAGTAGCTGTTTGCTGTCACAACTCCGAATACACGATGATATGCGATTGTACCATCATCCAGAGATGGCGAATCGTATTCATCCGTGAGTTGTGCACTTTTCGTTTCATCTCTCTGCGATACCTTGGCAGATATCGCTAACAGCGCTTCATGCGTCTCATACTGATAATATGTATGAGTCTTGAGATATTCCCGAATCTCAGGAATACTCATCGCCTGTTCGGCTTTTTTCTGTTCAAAGCTTACCACCGTACCATTCAATGGGAATGCAGCTACCATCAGCTGACGGTAGGCATCCTCAGTAATCCATAGGGGCAGGGTAGATAGCAGAAGGGTCTGTATTTCGTCCATCTTAATTAAGTTTTCCACAAAGGTACATATATATAATAGGTATATAAAAGACCTTAAAGCAATGGGTTCGCAAGCATTTTACACTTAACAATAAGCTTCGCCTTATTCAGATGCTTGACGAGCTGAACCTTCGCCGGTATTGTTTCCGTACCTATATCATAGGTACGTGCATCCGAACGGCCGACGCTTGCGAGCATGACTATCGCACTACGGACAACCTTCAGCTCGTTAAAAATGCTCTCCTCCGCTGCTACATCAACGATAAATGTCTTGCTACAATCCCAATATACACCTCCATTTTCTTCTGCTATGGAAGGCTCGAATGTGAACGGGTCAGCACTGAAAACGATGCTTTTTTTAGAGCCTCCAAGGAGGGAAACCACTAAAAGACAGGAAAACTCTTTCATAATGTTAAATTTTAGAGCGATTATTACTAATTTTTGAGTGACAGAAATTTGCACTCAGTATGTATTAAAAATAATTAAATACCCCGTTTTTTTTGGTATTTTCGAGGTGTTTTCGGAAAAATCCGCTGGCGGTAGCGATAAAAGTTCTTCAGGAGCGCATCGGGCGATATAGACCTCAGAGAGTATCTCCTGATGAAATTGTCTACCACATCCTGGTTCCGTAACGGCCTGCCCAACTCTTCATTTTCAATCATGAGTCGATGAAACTCGAAATTGAAGAGAAGTCGAATATGCTCTTCTATTTTTTTCGCCGCATTACTGGATAGATAATTGAAGTAAGCCGGATCCTTACCAGGATGCCCATCCATCTTTGAGCGCCGTGAAGGCAGATATATCTTGAGATTACAGTCTTGCATGACGTCATGGTGAGAGTCTGGCTTGGCCATACAATTCCACACCACATGATACAGATCTGTGGTGTATGGTATTTTTACTCCGCCCGTTTCTGGCTCAATTTCTAGCTTTTTCTGAATGTACTCTGCCAGATAGGGCTCAATTCTAACAGACGCTGTTCGTTTCGAGAGACGTTTTTTTCTTTCCATATCGTTTTTGCTTATTTTTGCTTCCTACCGTCCTACAATCCTACAAATTGCAGGCTTACGAATGCAAAGATACTAAATTTCAGCTAGTTACGCAAATTTTATCAAACATATTTTAGTCCTACACACTCATTTTTTCGTTTCCTACACGTCCTACAATCCTACAAAATGTGGTGTTCTGTAGGATTAAATCTCCGAAAGCGTCAAAATGTAAAAATTTTCTATTTCCTACAACGTCCTACAATCCTACAGCATTTCCTACAAAACAACAAAACTACAAAAATACACATAACATACTGATAATAAGATAAATATATAATAATAATAGTTTGAAAAGAAATGCATTTGTAGGATTGTAGGATTGTAGGAAGGCATTTTTCTGAAAATCATTTTCAAAACTTTGTTTTTCTCGGTTATTTTTGAAATTTTAGGGGGTATGGGGGATTTTTCGCATCTGAAACACACGTAAATGTAAAGAAATACCCACGCTCGCCCTCCCGGGTTTACGTGGGTAAAAATATGCAAAATTCAACTCAAATTTATGTGGAAAATCTTTGGTTTTCTCGAATATTTTTTGTATCTTTGTATCGTTAAATTGGGGTAGTCTACACCTTATATAAGGTAGTTTTCTGGCTCCTATCAGAACGGCTTATCCCCATTCTTACCTGCGTCAGTTTCATCAAATGGTATGCTGCCAGGCTTGTATTGCTGGGCATTAATATCAGTACTAGCCTCTCCGTTCACTCCTGGAGTACTCTGAGCGACGCTCTCGTCGGGGATCTCTCCTCGCCTGAAGTCGATATTATACATCTCCATGAACTTGTCATAGTCGATGATAATTGCACTTGTAGATGTAGAGCGCTCCTTACGCACTCTTACCATCGTTTCCTGGTCGTCCGGCTTGGCTACCTCGACGGTCTCCTCCCAGGCGAAACGTCTAGATGGTACGGTTCCAACATATGATGGATGTGAGCGAAGATTCTGCTCAAGGGTAGATAATGTCGTATTCTCGCTGTTATACCCACTTCTGTCATAGATGGAGTAAACGCTACTGAGACGGAGGAACAGAATATGCGTACCAGGCTCGAAAGCGAACGTTTTCTTGTCTCCGTGAGAATCCTTTCCTGTAACGCTCTTAGGCTGCTCGATGAGCATCTCTCGGCCAACGAGCACCTGTTTTGTGTCGATCATGTTGTTGACAGCATTGAAGAACATGGCAAGCTTGTCCGTGCTTCGGATCAGAGACAGCTGGAACTTAATCTTCTCCTGTACCAGGGCAAAGAACTCCTCGTATGTAAACGGAAGTTTCAGATCCGAATATCGCTCCACCAGTTTAACCATTCCCAGGAACAAGGAAGCTGTCTTCATCAGTCGGTCCATCTCACCGGAATTGATTACGTCACTCTTCAGTTCGCTGTAGGCTTCTTGCTTGAGTGCTCTGAAGTGATCCATAACGGCAGGGCGAAGCGACAACACCTTCAGCAACACGTTGGATAGGCCTACATTCTTCTCTATATTCTTCAACTCCTCAAACTGCTTCGTCTCTTCCGGTGTTCTGTTCTTAGGCTTCGGAACCTCGCAGATGATGACTCGGCTCATAAGAGCATTATCATCGCGCTGAGGGGTCTCCTGGCCGCAGATAACCACAGGCGCAAATACCTTATCGTTTTCGATATCTCTTCCAGAGGTTCCACGGCGTTTCTGCTTTCCGTCTCCATCATACACGATACCCTTCAGCGCCTGAAACTTCGTATCTGAGATATCCTTATTATTGTACTCGTCGAGCACGACAGGAACATCACGGAATGTGCCCATAATGGTGCTCATAGCCGCATCAGTACCTGTATTGAGGTTAAATATCGGAATGGTAGGACTTATGAACAGAGATCGAATTGATATTGCAATCTGAGTCTTACCTGAAGACATCGGTCCCATAAAGAACGGAGCCGTGAAGAGTCTATCAAGGCAGTGGATATTGCTTCTGAATGCACACATCAGAGCGAAGACTATTGCCCATTTGCCGTTATCGTTGATTTTGTACACCTTGTTCATTAGTGATGCCCATTGCTCGAACGTGACCTGCTTGTTAACAGGTATATCTTCGTACACGAGCTGCGATATCAATTCGTACTTGTCAGATTGCCTTCCGGATCCGGAATATATGGTGGAAAATGCAGGGAGATAGTAGTTCATATGATTATGGGTCACTACGCCTAGTTCGTTGACCTTCTCGAACACATATTTTCCGTTTTCGTCTTCATGCGCTATACCATTTGCGAAGGCAAAGAACTGTTCATCGGTCTTTCTACTCATTCCTTCAGACTGCTGATTACCATAGGTCTGTATCTCTCTGCATTGTACGAAGTGACGGCTCATATATTCCTTAATGCGCCTCCATTGCCACTCTTCGCCATCCGTAAAGTTCACGCCTTCGTAGTTGATAAGAACATCCTCGATAGTACTCATCTTCTTCAGGGAACTCGACAGAACCTCAATATACAAGGGCTTATCGAAATAACGGCGATTCACCTTCAGTACTCGTTTATTCTGCTCAAAATCCTCGTTGAAGATATGCAGGAGAGGAACCATATAGAAGTCTGCGACCTGCGAAAAACCGCGTCCGTTCTTGTTCTGGAACATATAACAGACTGGTATGCCCTGCTTATTCAGACGAGGATAATACTTGCACTCGCGAAACATTTGTGCGTACTCACCTTCTCTCGCATAGCTAGGAACCTCATCACCATCGAAGTCATCATCATACAGATCGTCTTTCAGCGCATTTGCCTTCATGACGTTCTTGCGCTTAGAGACGAATGGTTTACGGATCTCGTCAAACTGACCCTTAGATAATCCCAACTTACTGCAGTAATGATTCTTGTTTACGGTGATGACTGTCTCTTCTGCGTAGCTTGTCAGTTCTATACACCTGGTAATGATTGGGACCTTGTCACCCAGGAATCCAGACAACAGATCTCCATGTATACGTATATAGAAGTCTATGAAGGATTCTACTTTATCCTCGTGCATGACTCTTATCTGCGAGATTCCTGCCTTGAACATCTCGACCAGAGCGGAGAGGTAACTGCTATCATCGCCCGTTGTCGTATCTATGCTGCAGCCCTCTTCAGTTGTGGCTAGATAGCAGCAGATTCGGCGGAGGTTCTGGATATCGGTAGCCGACGGAACGCCTGCTACGTACACAATCGGATTATCTCCGTAAGACTCCATGAACGTATCGATGGAAGATGTTACGATAGCAGGCTCGTTATTTCTCAGGTTATCCTTTAGGTCATCAAGCCCAAAAATACCCTGCTGCATATCCTCTTTCTTGAGATTCTCAACATTACGTCGGATATCCCGAACTTTATCTTCCAGAATAGACATCTTCGTATCGAAATCCTTAGTCATGCTCTTCATATATTCAAGACGCAGTCCGGCGTCCTGCACACATGCTACTAGGTTAGCGATAGTATTCATGGCTGAAGCGATTGTAGCCTCGTCCTTGCATCCGCGAGGAACCAGCATTCTTTTCATCGCCTTCGGAAATGTTTCGGTTGCATCGATTAATTTCAGTTTTACGCCATCCTTGCAGAGCTGGCCATAGCTGTCTGGGTCATACCCCTTCGGCAAGCGGACACACCTGACGCTCGCTCCTGCCGTCAATAACAGTTCACTATTTTTGACGGCAGCCTTAATCCCTGCGCTGTCCGCATCGTAGATCATTACAACAGACTGGGTAAAGCGCATAATGAGTTTTACCTGATCGTCTGTAAATGCCGTTCCCGATCCGCCGATGACGTTCTCAACTCCATATTTATGTAGAGTAATAACATCGAACTGCCCCTCTACGAGATAAGCAAAAACCTCTTTCGCTATCGCCCTTTTCGCTTGAAATAGGCCGAAAATATGCCGACCTTTTCTGAAAATGGGCGTCTCTCCGGTATTAACATATTTGCCAACTTTATCGTTTGGAGTGACAATTCTTCCGGAGAACGCAACGACTCTTCCGGACACATCATAGAACGGAAACATCACACGATCTCGAAAGAAATCGTAGTATCTCCCGTCTTGAGACTCGCCTACGACTCCAACATCTTTCAATGTCTGCAGACTATACCCATTCTCCGAGAGATATTTCATCGCTACATTACCATTCGGAGCATAGCCAACTCCATATTCCGCAAGAACCTTATCTGTGTACTCATAACCGCGTTTTCGAAGGAAGCTCTCCGCTTGCGAGATATTACCCTGGTAGAACTTTGCGGCTGCAGCAATGGATATGCGGCGAGATTCAAGCAATTTATACGCAGCATTTTCTTCCGGAGTAGATTCCTGCTCCGGAAACTCAACATCTGCGAGCTTGCATGCTATTCGCAATGCTTCGTTAAAAGTTATCTGGTTGTATTTCTGCAGAAAGTCCAGAACATCTCCATGCTCGCCGCACACGAAGCAATGGTACGTCTGTCTAGCCTTATTAACCATCATCGAAGGATGACTATCATTATGAAACGGACAAATACCCTTGTAGTTAATGCCCGCCTTCTGAAGATTAATATAGGCGCCTATTACATCAACAATATCAAGTTTACTCTTGACATCGCTAATGAATTCTGAGTTGATTTTCATATTTCTTATTTTTTATTAGTCGAACAGATTGAGCTGAAGAGAGTCGAATGCTTCAGATATCGTAATATTGAAGTATTCGGCTACAGCTTTATACTCTTCTGGTTTTATGGCCTTACGTCCGAAGAAGATATCCCAGTATCTTACCTGGTTAATACCAGTCTCCTTAAAGAAGAACTTGCTTGGATGAAAGTCCTCAAGGTGACGAAAGCGATACTCAAGCAACTTCTTCAGGCGATTCTCTTTAACAACCTGATGTTTATCGTCCAGCCTATGGCGAAGCGCATATAATCGAACGGCCATTACGGAACGATTGAGCTGTCTGGCCATATCCTCAAGACTCATCCTTCCGTAATTCTCCACCAGGTATGAAATTTCGTTTTTGTTCCATTTTCTGTTACTCATAGTCACATATTGGTCTATTAATATACTCGACGTATCTCTTTAACTTGAGACAGAACCAACCATTAATGCAAGCTCTGCCATCTTTACAAATAACGCATTTCTCTGACATAAGCTATTTTGTTTTTATATGCTCCAGGTAATATGCTGCCACCTGTGCTAGCGATCTTAACTGAAGCTTAGCCTTAATATTCTCCCTGTGTCGTTGTACGGTTTTGACTGATATATAAAGACGGTCTGCGATCTCCTGGGCGCGCAATCCTTTAGATATAAGTTCTACTATATCTAACTCGCGATCAGTAAGCTTAGAGTTTAACTTAGGCTTGCAGACGACACCCTCCATTCTGCATTCGCCACGCAACGGGCACTTGACCTCCTCGAAATGAAAGAAGCCGTCTGCATCGATATCAGGAGTATGTGCGTCATATTCACCGAAATTGCATCTGCAGAACCTAGACACGATATTGAATTCGTACACCTTGCGATTTAGTTCGCTAGCTGTATACTGATTACATAGAGCCTTAAAGGCCTGGGGATATCTATTCTTAATTATGTCTAGCATCTCCCCGATAACCTCGCGACTGTTATCTGTAAGTTCCTGGACAGGCTTGCCCAGTTGCTTGTACATTACATCACCCTCTGGGGTGTTATAAAACTCCACTGATTCCATACTCAACCCTCCGGAAAAAGTTCGCTCTCCTGCACACCTAGATACTCAGCGACAATTCCTCTGCATAGAGCGTTCGGCTTTGATTTGCCCTGAATCCATCTATAGACGGAATTATTAGATACTTTGCATTTCTCTGCAATCTCTTCCACAACCTCACGTCGTGGGTATGGAAGACTCTTCATGTACTCACTAAAACCCATATTTTTAAAATTTTTGTTTGAAATCATCATTATGTGCGATATTTTTTGTATATTTGCACCATGAGAATTATTAACACGCTGCAAATATATAACATTTCAGTGATACTACCAAACATTTCACTGATTATTTTTATATTTTTCAGCATTTTGTTTGAAATAATAGATTATGAGTATGGAAGAAGTAACAGAAACCATCAATGAGCGCGTAAACAGCATCATCGAGAAAGAGGGTCACACCATTGCTACATTCGCAAAGAAAATTGGTGTACCATGGACCACAATTAAGAATATCGTATCTAGCAGAAATGCTCCTAGTTACGACATTATTGTGAAGATCATTAATGCGGTAGATTGGGTTGATGCCAACTACCTGGTAATGGGCGAAGAACTCACGAAAGGCAATCAGGGCAACCTGTTGACAATCGTTGAGAGACAGAATAAGACTATCGAGAGCCAGCAAAAGACTATCGATAGACTTACCAAAAAGATGTTAGAAAACTAAGATTTAATTGCACCGTTTTGCGAAAAATGAGCCATTTTGTCAAACATTTGTTTTGTTACAATCACACAACTGTTTGATTATCTGCAACTTGTTAGATTCGCAACTCGGTGCATTTTCGGTGTTGTATATGTAAAAACCAGAAAAGCCCTAGTTGATTATCAGGCAGTTATAACGTATCATGCCGGCATATAAAATCGGTTATTTTTTTCACTGCAAGATGATAGGAAGCTTTCAGAGCGCCTTCGCTTGTTGACAAAACCTTGCTCATCTCTGAATATTTCATATTATCATAATATTTTAGAGTGAAAACTGTGCGCTGTACATCGGGCAGTTGGGCTACAGCCTCTTGCAATTCTGCCTGAATCTGGTCTCCGTCAAAATAATCGTCTGCCAGAAGACGTGAAGCCAAACCCGGCTCGTCTTCGGTACTGACATTTACCATCTGCTTCTTGCGTC